TCAACGACTACTGGAAGTGATCTTCCGGTGTAAGCTGTTGAAGTTATTGTCTCAGCATATTCATTTATATGTTAGTGAGACCAACCTTACGACAGGTTGTAGCCTAGGGATAGTGCATTACTGGTAACGGTTTTGTGCGAAGCTTCCTAACAATGTATCTCTGCGAAAGCAGTATTTTAACTCGTGAGAGTAAATATAGTCTGTTAATAATAAACGGACTGAGAGCTAGGCTAAACAATAGGGTTAACGTAAGTGAACTGCTGATAAACACCGTCAACCGCAATAAGCAAAATGTTATTGATACGCTTAAACCAAAAGGTGCGCGGCTGGTTATTTCTTTTACATCTGGAAATAACAATCTTGTTGCTACAAGTGTGTCAAAAATTTTTGCCTCAGTTTTAAACGTGGGATATAATTTTTTTATAACAGGTAAATCAAATTTAATTATATTATGTCCTATAATTTCTTTTGCTTTAGATAATTTATCTAATGCCTCATCTACTGACAAAGATAAAAACTTATTAGTGTCTACATCTTTTAGTACTAAACAATGTATTTTAGTACAAACATCAAAAAATCCATCTGTCTCTATATCAAATACGTATCTCATAATTTTAATACTTTCTTTTTAATTACATTAATAGTTGGTATAACAGTTACGTTACCAACGTCACCTAATGTACCATCATCTTCAAAGTTAATATCAGCACACAAAATATGTACATTCTTATCTTGTCTTATTAACCAACCAGTACTTACACAAATAGTTGGTGTACTTACTTTTGCTTTTTCTAATGACATCCAAGAAGCGTCTGAATTTATATCAAGCCAGTGACATAAAATAAATTTAGCGTCTAGTGTTTTCTTAGTTATTTTAGGTAGTTTCATAATTAATGTATGTGTTTGTGTAGTTTAATATCAACGTTCCATGCCGCATCTTCGCCATTCATAGCCAACGCCATCAACGCATCTTGTAATAAAGAAGCAGAACTTTCTTTTCCTACATCTAAAATTACAGGCGTTGAACTTTGTTTTGCTTTTTTAACAGCAGACAAAACATAGAACGTCCATGATACAGTATCTTTTGTAGCAATCGTTTTCATTTTTCTAGTCTTAAGTTTAGAAGTCATTAACCGTCTCCGCTTGTACTTCAGTTAAACAACCAGTGTCTAAATCATATCTTAAACTACAAGCTTTGCCGGTTTCACCGCTAAATCTATTTTTTAAAACATTTACTTGTGCAATATTATCTTCAGCCTGTAAGTCTCTGGACAAGGCTAACACCATGTCACTTAACTGAGCAATACTTTGACTGCCTCTAAGACTATTCATAGATACTTGCACACCATCTTCATATCCTTTGTTACCATCTTTAGTTCGTGATAAATGTGAGACTAATATTAAACCAATACCAGTTTCTTCTACTAACGTTCTAAGTTTAGAAACAAAATAATCTATAAGTTTACGTTCATCATTTGTATTTGCATCTCCTAATGCAGACAATGCCATGTGTAAATGGTCAAGTATTACATAATCTACATTACAAGCTTTAGCCATGTATCTTATTTTAGAGAGCAAGTTATCTGCAATTGTTGAGCCAAAATGATTATAAAGATAAAAGTTGCCACTGCCCACAGTATTGTTAAACGTCTTAAGTAAGTCTTCTTCACTGATACCCTCTCTTGTTAAGTGTAATGGTTTTTGTAATTCAACACCCATGATACCAAGTGCACTACGTTTAATACTTTCTTCTAATGCAATGTAACCTACGGTGTAATTATTTTTTAATAAGTTTAATGCTACATGTCTACAGAAACTAGACTTACCAACACCACTTCCGGCAGTGATAGTAACAAGCTCACCTTTACGTAGTCCATGTGTTTTAATATTTAAACATTCAAATGGATATGGAACTGTTACATAATTATCTTCTTTTTGTATTTCACTCCATAAGTCTTTACCAACTACAATACCATCTGGTCTGTATGGTTTACTTGACCATATGCAATCAGTTAATTCTCTTACTTTGTTTGCAAGTAACATTTCGTTTGCATCTTTTAATGGCATTGTACAAATCTTAGCTTTGTTTGGTGTGAATAATTTTGCACATTCAATAGCCGCTTTTTCTCCGTGCTCATCTTGGTCAAAACAAAGCACCACACTATCAAATTTTTCTAACCATTCGAGTTCTTTTTGTATATCTTTTTTAGCGCCTTGTGCACCTGTCTTAATACTTACTACGGGAAATTTATTTTGATTAGTTCTGGAAATTGATAAGGCATCTAGTTCACCTTCTGTAACAATACACATTCTTCCACCTTCTCTCCAGAGATGCTGTCCAAATAGTGTTGCTTTCTTTGCGTCACCTAACCACTGAAATGTTTTATCAGGGTATCTTAATTTTTGTGCTACTAATTGTTTGTCTTTATCATAGTAGTTTGCAATTTGACATGGTCTTCCAAACCATGCACCTGTTTGATAATTAAATTTTTGTGCTGTATCAAAGTCAATGTTTCTTTTGCTTAAAGCAGATACAGTACCTGTAATAAAGTCTTTACATTTTTCTTTTACGTTTGTTTGCATTTCTTTTTCTCCTTGTTTGTGTGTGTTGCATGAAAAACAATAAGTATGTCCATCATCATATACCGAATTAGCATCTGAAGAGCCACACTCATCACATGCTGAATGATATAAAAACGTACTATCAGTATTTTCCATAAAATTTTTTGCCTTAATATTTGGGTTAATAAAAACCTACTGGATATTTCTACCCAGTAGGCACAAACAAACTATGTCAGCAATTCTTTTACATCAAACTGCGGACATGAGGAGCCAGTCATATCTCTATGACCAACAATTTCAACCTCACCATAACTGTCTTTTAAAACATCTACGAGCTTAACTAAACTCTCGTATTGTTTGAAAGTAAAATTACAATCAGGCTGTCCATCAACATGTTGTCCGCCAATTAGACAAATGCCGATAGAATTTTTATTAGACAAGTTAACATCTGTTTCAATGTGTGCGCCTGCTATCATAATATCACGACCATCCTGAATAGAACCGTCTCTTTTGATTATCTTATGGAACGCACATGAGAATAAACCCTCTTTTCTATGTTGCTTGTCTAAATCTTTAACATCTAAATTTTGTTTTGGATTTGTATTACTTGAGTGAACAACAATGTACTTTGTTTCTTTTCTTATGTTACTCATAACCACTCCGTTGGAACATGTTTGTCTGCGTATTTAAATCCATACTTATCACACCACATGCCATATGTTGTTTTTGATTTTTTACTTATTCTTGTTTTTGAATTAGAAAATATAAATCTAATATCTAACTGAGGATGCTGTTCTTTTATAAGACGCATTTTCTGACGGTCTTGAGAAGTAAAGTAACCTTTAGTCTCAATATAAATGTCAGACCCAGTTAGATAAAAGTCAGGGGTATAAGTGTGAACTTTTTGGGGTTTAGTATAATTAAGTTTAGTTTCTTCAAACTTGTACTCAATCTTTTTAGTGTCAAGCTCAGAAGCAATTGCTTCTTCTAAGCCTGACCTAAACCCATACTTTAAACCAACTTGATTAGAAGTCAGCTTCTGCGGTTTCTTCTTGTACCACATTGTTCACACTTTCTGTTGCTGTATAGCCACCTTCTACTTTATCAAATCCGTAGCCTTCAGCATTGCCGGCACCACCTTCAACTAGCTTAGTTATTTGTACTGCTCTTAATCTCAGACTTACGCCTGCACCTGCCATTGCAGTGAACCAGTGTACTAACTCTGCGCTAACTTTCATCTCACTTCCAGACCAAACGTTAGCATCAACTAGAGGTTTACCGGAGCTATCAAATAATGCTACTTTAAATGGAATGACTTTACCATCAGCAGATATTATTTGTGCTTTTCTTTTGAACTTGAAAATAGTATTGCCAGTAGGCTTACCTTCACTATCAAGCTCTTCTTCATACGGAGCGTTTGCTTGTTTTACAGCCTTGCCTTTATTTTTTTCTTTGGCAATCTCTACGCTCTTTTTAATTTCTTCATCAATCTGTTTAATCAATGAAGAAGCCTTGTCAGTAGGCACTACAAGATTTACTTTGTAATGTCCATCTTTGTCAAACTTAGTATCTGGTTTTGTCAACCATGCATACTGTGACACGCCTTCAGGACTTACAATCTTAACATAATTATTTTTCATATGTGTTTCTCCATTCTACTATGGGTACTTTAATGCTACGCAAAAAAGAACTCACTGTCCCGCAGTTGTTGAATATCTAAATCACCTTTGGCGGGAACTTCAGGTAATTTATCGTGTAGCTCTTCAGGTAGTTGTTTAAGAACATCATTTCTAAAATTATTAAGAATATCATGTTCAGTAAACATTTTAATAAATGCTTCTCTAATAGATTTATTAAGTGTTTCAACATCACCTGCTGTTGTACCAAAACTATCATGTACATTACAGAAATTAGTGATACCATTTTTGTATGCAATATTAACTGTACTCATCATAGCGGCACTATCTACCGAGTGAACTACGTTAGGTGCTACTCCGTTACCCATTCGTAATTTGTCAGTTAGGTCAGTCTCAGTATTTATACGAGGCTTAATAACTTCACCCATCAACATAGCCTTAACTCTTTTAGACTTCATCTCAGGATATGACTGATACACTGGAAAGCCAACAGGCGTAACCCAGTGCACTGGTAGTTGTTGTTTCGCAACTATACGTGCGATTGTTTGTAGATAATCCATACCAATTCTAGCAGACTTCAAATTATCACCGATACTGTCCCATATGACACTTGCTAAATAACTAGCCGGTTTAAATATCTCATCTGTAAATGGATGGTTTTCTCCTTTGTCTTTACGTTTTGTTAAGTCTTCAATTACAAAGTCAGTACATGAATATCTAGTTGAACCATAACAGATAGTCATAATACTTCTTTTAGTAGTTGAACGCTTAACTCCGTAGTCTAACCACAACTGAGCAAAAGGTTTGTTTTCTTTTGCATCAAGTTTTAATTTATCATTAACAGCATCTGCCACTAATTGATAAATGTCTTGCGGTGTTTTACTAGGTAAACAATTAACAAGCTTACCTGCTTTTTCGTCTCTTAACATTAAAGAATAAATTTGTAGACCGTTACAAGAACCATCTACGTTTACAGGAATACTTGAGACAAATCCATATCCTTGTTCTTTAAATCGTTTCCACTCATCACAAAATGATAAGAATTGAAACGGATTAGATGCCTTTTCCCATTGTCTATGTAACATTGGGTCAGTTCCACAATCAATAATCCAACTCTCATTATCGTTAGTCCACTTTACTCTGTCAGCAAACGATATTTTATCTTCACCGTATTGATTAGCACCATGTATAGCCAACCAATAATCACCTTTGTTTTCTTTTGTGATTGGTTTGCCATGTGAAAAAGATAATAAAGCTTTAG